ATGGCACGACGATCAGATTTTGGCAGCATTCTCACCACCCAAAGCGGACGCTACCGGGGCCGGTATCGGCGACGCGGCAAGGACTACTACACTCCCCTCCGCCCCTCACGCAGGCTCGTAGGACAGGACCTGACGAAGATCCACGCAAGCATCCTCGACGGGACATGGGAGCCACCCAGGGGCACGATCAAGCGCCCCACTCTCAGCCTCGACGAAACCGCCACCATCGAGGAATGGTACGAGCATTGGTATGGACAGATGGAGAAAGCCGGCCGCTCCCCCAACTCCCTGCGTGGCTATGGGTCGATTTTCCGCCGACGGATCCTCCCCACCCTCGGCCACATCGAACTCGGCGAACTCACAGCTGAGGATTGCCGGGACCTCTACGTAACACTTCAAGAGTCGCTGTCGATCGTGTCAGCGCAGAACACGATCCGCTCCCTATCGGCCTGCATGGGTGCAGCAGTCGATGCCGGCCTGCTCGCGTCGAATCCTGTGCAGGTGAAGGGTGCGATGGCGAAACCGCGAGCGCGGACAGATTTTCCGATGTTGGAGGTTGAGCAGATCGCACGGTTGATTGATGCGACGGAGGGGAAATACAAGGCTGCGGTGACGTTGGGTGTGTGGTGTCAGTTGCGGATTAGTGAGGTGCGGGCCCTTACTCGTGAGGACGTTAAGCTCGCTCCGTTGCGAGTGTCGGTGTCGAAGGCGGTGAAGCGTGGGCCGACGGGTGCGTTGACTGTGGGGCCGCCCAAGTCGGAGGCGGGTAGGCGTGAGATCTCGGTGCCAGCGGTCATGCATGAGGTTCTGCTTCATCATCTTGAGGTGTATGTTCCGCCGGCACCCGGTTCGCTCTTGTTTCATAACCGTGACCGGTTGGATGGGATCGTGTCCGACAAGGTCCTACTGCGGGCCCTCAATCTTGCGACTGAAGCCGCTGGTCTCCCCCGGCTCAGGTTCCACGACCTTCGCCATATTGGGCTCACCCACTACGGCAGGCAAGGAGCCACCCTCGCTGATCTAAAGTTCCGTGCCGGTCACTCCTCCGTCGAAGCTGTCCAGATTTATCAGCACTCGAGTAAGCAGCGGGACGCGGAGCTCGCAGCAAGACTCGGGTCTTAGACCTCGCGGGCCTCTATATCGAGGTCGGGTCGGTGCTGCGCCCGCCACTCGTGGTGTGCTTGTAGTGCTTCGTTTGCCCATGCCCGGAGCTCGAGAACTTGAGGTGAGGGTTCCATCTCGTGGAGGTCCCGGCGATCCTCATCAGCCCGAGCTGGACCCATAATCTGCCAGTAAGTCATGAGTGTTTCTTTATCCATACAGCTCACCGTCGAGCACTAAACCCCACCTCCACAACTGTTTCTAGACGGTAGCCTTGAATACCTGTTTTCAGGTGTCCAGACATCACACACAAGCTTCAGGCGACGTGGCGTGTGCATGTCGGTTCGTCGACGAAAGCTTGTATCATATTTGATACAAGCGCTAAGGAGGGATCGCATGGCGAACGCAATAGAAACAGAGGATCAGGTCCGAAGCCTGGCTGACTCGATACTCGGCCTCTCTGATGTGCCTTCCAGCGTTGCGAAGAGTGGCGTTGGCCAGATCACGACGATGAATCAGCTCGGTTTCACTGGCGAGGGGGCATCGAATAAGCCGGACGGCTGGTACCTGCCTGTAGATCGCGGCACCGTGGCGCTGGTGCTTGAGACGAAGGCTCCGGATGCGATGCCGATCGGCTCACCTGCGCTGCGTGCTCAGGTTGAGAAGTACTGCGCCACGGTGCGTACTCGGTATGACCTGGTGATCGGCATCGTCTTCGATGGAGAGCGCACGCGCGCGTACGTGAACGGCAAGCCTCTCGACGTGCCGGACGAGCTGCAGCCCAAGGAGTTCTACTTCGAGAAGCTGACCGAGCGCCCGATCGACAAGGACCGCATCTACGAGCTCACGATGCGGATCAACAACTCGCTGCACGGGGACTTTGGGATCAAGAACCTCTATCACCGCATGATCTTCACGGCGTGTGCCCTCGTCGCTCGCCGATACGACGCGATCCTCGTTCGAGGCATGGACTACAGCGAGTTCCACAACGGCATCCTGAGTGCCCTGAATAAAGCGATCAGGAACGATCTCCAGCAGAACTCAAAGCTGCAGCTTTTGGCAGACGTATACTCCGAGATCAAGATGAACGTTTCGACAGATGACGACAACCCGGCTGCCGTTGCGCGACTAACGAACCTTATCGGCGACTTTATTGACTGGGTGACGGAGATCTCGGGCCTCATTAACTCCAGCGCTTGGAACGGTGAGGACGTGATGGCGATCTTCTTCAACGAGTTCAACCGCTACAAGAAGAAGAGCGAGTCGGGGCAGGTCTTCACGCCCGACCACATCACCGGCTTCATGTACCGGCTGCTCGGCGTCGACAAGGACGACCGTGTGCTCGACGCCTGCGCGGGCTCCGGCTCGTTCCTCGTCAAGGCGATGAGCAACATGATCCGCGAGGCCGGTGGCGTGAACACGATGAAGGCCAAGCAGATCAAGGCGAAGCAGCTCTTCGGCATCGAGTTCGACCGTGAGATCTACGCCCTCGCCTGCGCGAACATGCTCATCCACAAGGACGGCAGGACAAACCTCGCCCACATGGACGCCCGAACCGAGAGCGCCAGCAACTGGATGAAGACCACTCGTGCGACGAAAGTTCTGATGAACCCGCCGTACGAGAACAAGTTCGGCTGCATGAAGATCGTCGAGAACGTTCTCGACAGCGTCGAGCGCGGTACCCTCTGCGGCTTCATCCTGCCCGACAAGAAGTTGGAGAAGACCAGCAACACCCAGATGTCCCGCATCCTGCGGCACCATCGTCTGCTGAAGGTCGTGAAGCTCCCGGAGAACCTGTTCTTCGGTGTCGGCGTTACGACGAGCGTCTTCGTGTTCGAGGCTGGGAAACCCCAAGACGGTAAGGAGTTCTTCGCGGTCAACATAGCAGAAGACGGCCTCGTGACGGTCAAGAACAAGGGGCGTCACGACGTGCACGGTCGCTGGCCTGCGATTGAGGACTACTGGGTCGACGCGATCGAGCGGAAATACGACAGCCAGTACGGCACCGGCCAGTGGATCGACCCCGCGGTGAATCTCAGCTGGCAGGCCCCCGTGAAGCCGTTCGTGCTCACTGAAGAGGATCTTGCCCGCACGGCGATGGACTACGCAATGTTCCGGCGTGGGATCGACGCCAGGGCGATGCGCGAGAAGATCGGCAGGCTCGCGACGTACTCGGCGAGCGTTACCGAGACGGATGATTCTGTAGTTCTAGAGGTGAGGAAATGAAAGAAATTGACACGAGCGGATGGGGTGAGTTCCGGGTAGACGACCTGTTTACCCTTGTGAAAGGCTCCCGGCTCACCTCGCTTGCGCGAAGCGAAGGCGATATCCCTTACGTTGGTGCTTCGCAGTTCAACAATGGCATCACCCACTACATCGGTAATGATGACAAGCTGCATCCCGCAGGAGTCCTAACGGTTTGTTACAATGGCCCGGTAGGTACGACCTTCTATCAACCCCAGAAGTTCTGGGCTACCGATGACGTCAACGTGCTCTACCCTAAGTCTCCGATGTCAATGGAGAGCATGCTTTTCATCGCCCCCATGATTGAGAACGCAGGGTCTGAGTACGCCTATATCGACAAGTGGAAGATGACTGATATGGCGGCTGCCGTCATCCGACTGCCAGTTACACCGGATGGATGCCCTGACTGGGACTGCATGGAGCAGACGATGCGTGGTGTCATAGCAGAGCGTGAAGCCGCTCTCGACAGCCTCCAGGCACTTGCCGGGGCTTGACCGATGAGCATTGGGCAGCAGATCCGCAGGGCGCGAGACGAGCAGGGCCTCACTCAGGTCGAGCTCGCTGAAAGAGCGGGAGTCTCCCGCCCGACCGTGGCGCGGGCCGAGTGCGGAGTGGCAATCTCGATCGCCACCCTGGAAAAGATTGTGGGGGCTCTCGGTCTCACCGTCGAATTGCGAGGCCGACGATGAAAATCCGCTCCAGACATGGAAAAAGCGCCCCACCCTCACATGGAGGATGGGGCGCCATCGGTGTGGCCAATGATCATTCTAGGTCAGGATCAGGGTGCTTGGTCGGCCTATACGCGGTGGCCACGGTCGAGCCAGTCAGGCCAAGGAGTGCAGCCGCAAGGGTTAACCAGAGCGGCACCTCGTCAGCTGAGATGAGCCCATAGGCGGCGATGATCGCGAGTGCTGCGGAGATGACTCCGTAGAGCCAGGTACGCACTTCGGGCGTGAGGATTTGTTTCATTGTGGTGCTCATTTCGTGGTTCGTCGGGCGAGATAGTCCTGGAGGGCACGCCACGTGTAAACGCCGGGCTGGCCGTCGATGACGCGCTTATACCAGCCGTTGGCTTGGAGGAAACGTTGCAGGCCGGCATAGGTGTAATGGCCGGGCTGGCCGTCGATGACACGGTCGTAGAAGTTCCGGTCCGCCAGGAACTGTTGCATGCCCCGCCACGTGTAGGGTCCGGGATCACCGTCGACGACACGGTCGTAATATTGACGGTCCGCGAGGAACTGCTGGAGAGCCGCATAGGTGTAGGGTCCAGGTTGTCCGTCGATCACCCGGCCGTAGTACGGTTCGCCCTTCTTCGGGAGCGTGAGACCCGTCGACACCACCGGCGCGGGCGCGGGCGTGGTCGCCGTGGTTTGTCCGAGATGATGCCGAATCCGTTCAAAGAAATAGTCCCAGTCGAAGTCCTTGCCAGGATCGGTACGCCTGCCAGGATCAGTATCCTCATGCGCGAGGAATCCCGGCTTCTTGGCGAGTGCCTCTGCACGAGATATCCGTTTCACGGGAACTGTGACACCACGCCCCTTCATATAGGTCACGAAGTCGGCGGCCTCGATGGCCATACGGTCGATGATCTTCTGCCCTGTCCCAGCCTTATAGAGTGCAGGCCAGTCTGCCGCCTTCACAGCCGCGGAGATGCCGACACTGTGCGGGTTTGTGAATCGACAATGGAACGTCTCACCACTCCATGGAGCAAGCTTCAGCGTGCTTGTCGCGTCACAGAGCCGGTGGTAGGACCCATAGTCGGAGCGAGTCAAGATCCAGTCCAAGACGTTATTCGCGCCGTTGCCTTCGGCTGTGTGGATAACACACACACCGGACGGGACGCTGTTGTGGCGACGGGCGCGATTCCATTGCGGGGTGCGTTGTTTACGGGCTTCAAGGAGATACGACATGGGTTTGTTCCTTCCAGGGGTATAAGAAAACCCGCCATGGTGGCGGGCTTAGTCCATCGTGGGGCGGGGTGGCGGCGGAGGCGGTAACTGATCGTTGATATGGTCAATCAGAGAGGCAATGTAGGCTTCACTAGCAGCTTGCAGAACTGTTTGGCGGGCCTGCTCCTTCTCCAGATGAGCCACGCGCTCCTCGAGCTTCCCTGCACGGGTCTCCCATGCCTTCTGCACAGAGACCGCTGACTCCACAGTCCTGACGAGTGCGTCAAGCTTGAGCTCTTCGCGCTCTTGCTTGTTCGTGGTGATCACTGTCTGGCGCTCCGAGAAGCCCTTCAAAAAATGACCGACGAGTGCGACGAGCCCGCCGATGATCGCAACCATCACCACCGGCTCCAGGAATGTCGCGGTCCAATTCGAAATGTCCTTCATGGAGCATCACCCGACCGAGGTCCAGGAGATGTCGGAGATTTGGGCCATGATGACTTCAGCCCGCATGATCCGGCCACCCGAGGATGACCCGTCAGAGCCGGTGTCGTGATAGCCAACGAACTTGACGACGTCACCCTTTGTGAGTGGGTAGAGGTCCATCCCGCCATCGGCGGTCCGTGCGATGTCGAAGTGCTGTTTGGTGACGCCATTCACTTGGTAGGCGAAGAATCGGTCACCCGCCGTGCTCGCCGTGATTCCTTCGACGTTGCCGTACATTCGGATCAGCCACATACCGGTCGTGGGGACCACAAAGTTCCCACCCGACAGGTTCCAACCGTTGGATACGCGCGTGAACTGCTCAACATGCAGCTCGGTCACAGTTTTTGGTTGGGTCCGGCGTGCAACGGACGCGCTCATGCCGTGCCGGCGGCCGCCGATCTGCTCCCAGCCCTGGTTGTACTCCATGAGGTCGAGGGTGCGTTCGTCTTTTCGCCAGACGACAAAGGGGAACGCCTCAGACGGGTTTGGCCCAGCTTTGAGCGTGGAAGCAATTGTGTCTGCCTCTGCTCTGTTGGCGACTTCGACGACCGCATGTGTGGTGCGGGAGAGGTCCTCGAGGGCGTGGTCGATCCGTGCGGGACCGTCCGATGTGGCCGGGCTGGTACCCACTTTCGGGATGAGCCGCTTGAAGATATCGAGTTTCGGCATCGTCTATTCTCCCTGCTTGTATTTTTGGACGGCTGCCACGATGAATCGGTCCATGATGGGCGCCGCGTCCGGGTCGTGCGCTAACGTTTTCAGTACCTCGTCGAGGACTGTTTCCTCACTCATTTCGAGGTGGGCGAGGATGTCCCGGTCTGTCGCACACGCATGCAGGACAGACTCGCTGTAGGCGATTCCGACGTAGGCACAGGCCCCTCGAACGAGGAGAGGGAAGACCGAGGAGGAGTCGGCGAGGTAGAACGCTTTCCATAGTTCCGAATAAATAATTTGGGCCATTGTTGTCCTCACTTCGTGTAGTTCAATTCGATCGTCGCGGTGGGCGAGAAGTAGCCATAGTGGCTGGTGGATGAGCCGCCGCCGTGGTCGAGGGAGAAGCCCCGCACGGACCCGGATTTCAGGCCGTTCAAAACGGTTGAGGTGAGTGGGATGCGGACGGTTTCGCCACGCGGTACATGCACGCTGGTGAATGCAGTGACAGTCCCAAAGCTGGACGGCGCACTGCTGTATGAGTGTGTGTGGACGACGGCTGTCATGCCGGAACCGGCATAGGTGTGCTGGTTCCGGATAACAAGGAAACCGCCCTCGACGGTTGCGCCCGCCAGCGCGGATCGGATAGCAGCGTCGTTGAAGAACCAATGGCCCCTGCTGTTGCTTCCGGCGATCGCGCCCTGCACGAGCGAGGAGCCTGCACGCACATGCGAGAGACTCGTCCTGGAATAGGTGCGGTGTCCGGTGCTGTCCCAGGAGCGTTCGTAGTCCGTCGGATAGGTTGCGTTCTCGTTGCCACCGCTCGAACCGCCACCACCAACCGGAACCCACGGGGTGTGCGCCACCGCACGGATATTCCCGCCGACGTCCTCCACCCAGATCTCCTGATTGTTCGCGGATGTGAAGAAAGCCGTGTTCCCCGAATCGAGTGCTCGCACAAAAATGCCAAGAGTAATTTCCGTATCGAGTGGCCAGCCCCATTCGCCGATGGTTCGCACATGAGAGAACTCGAACGACTGGGAGCTACCGGGAGGCATCGCTGGCAGATACCAGTCATGCATCTTGCTGTTTGTCGTTTTCACGGTCGTCCCAGCCGACTGCCGTAGTTCGAAAAAGAGGCGCGGGGATGATGTCCCCGGATGACCACGGAACGTCACTTTGACTTTCCTGCGAAGCTCTGCCGGCGTCACGAACGTGACTGCGAGAAGCCTCGCCGAACTCGTGCCCACCGTCGCGTCGCTCGTGTTCCTGACATGTGCGATCATGCCGCGTGGAAGCTTGGTCAAATACGATTCGAGTTCTCGTCCTCGGTAGAGCAGACTTTCACGCGCCGCGATGACGTTGCCAGCGACCTCACCGTCTGGTGAAATTGAGGCGACCATTTTCCCGTCCTTCACGACAGTGAAAGCATTCGCCATGTCGGTACGCAACGTGACCATGGGTGCGCCATCAACGTCGAGGAGGGTGAATCCTTCTGGCTGGATCGACACACCAAACCCCGTGGCAGGGTCGGTGAAAACCACGTTCAGGGATTCTGCTGTGACCGCACCAGCCGCGATGAGTTCCTTGGTGATGATCTTGCCAAGCGTCGCTATCTCGGCCCACACCTCGAGCGTGTTGATCCGTGCCGCGTCGAGGGTACCGGTCGTGATCTTGTCCGCATCCACCTCAATCAGTCTGGCTAGTTGCGCTACGAGCTTCTGAATGACAGCGGTCTGCAAGCTCGCCGTCCCGGCGGTCAGCTTGCCCACGTCGAGAGAGGACAGGACTTCATTGCCGAAGGTAGTCGGCCACCATTTCGCGCCATCCCAGACCCACTCAGCGACGATAGCTCCGTCAGCTTGGAGCTGGTTCCTGTGAATATCAAAAGGCTTCCGCCCCGCCCCAAATTCTTCCGTCGGTGTCGGTCCAGGTGAAGTATAGGTGTATGTGTAGGTGACAGTGGACTTGCCATTTGCCGTGACCATTGCCGCGTCCGCCGTGGTCTGCACACCATCAATCTCCGCACCCACATCAAACGGGCCGGTCGGGAATGCTGTGTCAAGGTCTTGGCGGGCCTCGTCAATCCGACCTATGGACTCATTTAGATCGTCACGGAGCCTCGGCAAAACAACCAGATCAAGATCCTCAAGCGCCTGCTCAGCCTCAGATATGTCTGTTTTCGCCTGGTCAAGGTCGATCACTGCCTGATCCAGTTTCGCCTGATCTTCCGGCGAGAATTCATCCCATGCGAGTTCTTCCATCGGGATTTGTGCGGGCGGTAAGGGTGCCTCGGTGTCGAGTCCTTCCGGCCGGACTGTCGCCGGACCAAGCACACGAGAAGGCCGGCCCGCGTGATCTACTGCGACCGACACGAGCGAGCCGGGAATGATCTTCACCGGAGGCGCAATCACCGACACGGGATCATCCACCTCATCAATTGAAATGAGGGCACGATCAGTGTCTTCACCATCGAGCCCCACAAACCCCGCCGTGATCATGTTCGACCGCTGCACCTGCTGGCGCGCCCCTAGCTTCCTGCGAGCACCTCGACGGGCCGCAGAGAGTTCCGTGTGACGGACCATGCTTAGACCTCCAGTCCTAAATCAAAAACCGCTGTTTCCCCCGCAATAAGTGGCATGTCGATTCCGGTGATCCTGCCGATCGCATTCACATCCTCGGTGGTGAGCCGCGCTGCATCGTAGGGTTCGACCCGCCAGTCCGGGACAGCTTCGATCGGAACGGTAACGGCCCGCAACAGTCCCTTGTGTAGTTCGGTGAGGGCCATGAGTTGTGCTTGCGCATAGCGTGAAATCGAATCAGTTTCGATCGTGAGAGTGCGGTAACCAAAGCTTTGGACGGCGTACCGGCCCGTGGTTTGTGTGGCTTCCGCGACCCTCGTCTGATCCTTCACCCTCACCGTGACATGATTATGGATCTGTGACCGGTCCAGCGTGATCGGCGCATCGACCACTGTCCCAGACTCGCCTTCTGTGAATTCCACATCCGGCGTTGATGGTGCCTTCGTCGGCACCTGATGGAAAGCGATATCCGCGACGGGTGAGACCGTGACGTGGGCACCCCATGCCGTGACTAGGTCATGCAGGGATTCGCCTCGGTCTTCACCGATCGTGAAACCCTTCGGCACCTCAACCGTCGCTAGACGCGGATCAGTCCATGCCGTCAACCTGTCCTCGTTGAGGAGTCGTGCGACAGCCATGTGGATCGTCGATGCCTTCGACACCGCCCTCGCCGCCCGGCCCTTATGGTCGAGAATTAGTTGAGTGGCAAGCACGCCGTCGAGCGTGATCGATGGGCCATCTGGTTCCGCGCGCGTGACGAGGAAAGTCCCGACCACCCAATCCCATGACTTGGTGGATGTTTCTGCGTGCGCCGTCACTGTGACGCGATGGCCATCCGACCCAACCAGGTTAGTTTCCAGCAAGTCCTTGCCATCCACCACACGCGGAATCACCACACCCGAGAGTTGATCAGCAGGCCACTGATCCGCCTGCCAAATCCTGGACCCACCAGCCACCGGAACAGTCACCTCACTGGACCCAAGAGCAACCGTGGCCTCACACCAAAACCGGCAGCCACGAGCCTCCAGCGGGGACGGCACATCAGTTCTCACCAGGAGCCTCCTCTATTTGAATGCTTCCGCGATCAGGTCAACACCAAGCCAAGAATCGTTCTCTGCCGCGGTGTGCCACCACGTCCTGGCCGGAACCAGGGAGTTAACGGTGATGGGCTGTAAGTCCAGCTGAAACGTTTGCTCAGCCCGATCTTTGCGTGCCGTCGTTGACAACCCTGCTGATGCAGTTACCACCGTGAGCGCTGGAGGAACATGGCAATCCGGAAGCGGGCACTTCCCGTGGAGAAATACGAACGGTGTTTGGGTAGAGAGAATGGCGCGCATAGCCGGGATATTTTCACCAGCTATGCGCGCCTGCACAGGGTAGGTTCCCTCGTCCACGTCTTTCGGGTACATCCACCAAAGTTGCCCGCCCGCCCTGATCACGGACAGGCCCGTATCGACTTTTTGTGACCATTCGTGAGGCATGATGAACGGAACTACGGTCGAGCCGTCTAGGGACGTGAAGGCGTTATAGACGCGGCTCTCACGGAACGCTGGTTGTGTCGTTTCGCCCGCATGCTCGTACCAGAACACCGTTTCGAGTGGCGCGACCGGGTCCACGATCGGATAGCTCGCCATCCCCTCGACAACGGTCCATCGAGCACCGCCTTGAGAGACACCCACGACTGACTGCCCCGGTGTCCCTCCGGAGAGGATAACGCGGGGCACCACCCCAGGTTCAATGGTGACGGTGAGCGTCATGACCATGCCTCCTCCCGGCTGATGCCGGCCTCAAATTCCTTCCGAGCCACAACACGCGTGTTCGCAAGGATTGACCCATCTGCATCCACGAGCAGCATTTCTTCCTGCCAGCCACGATCGCGACCAGCCCGAATGTCTGCCCACTGGTCATGAGTCAGGACAGGTTCAGGCTTCCGCGTGTTGTTCAGCAGGAGTGAGAGCCCAGGCATGAGCCAGCCACCGTCATCATGCAGATACGGCAACGGGTTCACGGGCCGCTGTGGGCCGCCCCGAGAGATCTCGAAGTGCAAGTGCGGGCCCGTCGACCGCCCGGTGTTGCCGGACAGACCAATGAGTTGCCCAGCCTGCACAGTCTGCCCACGATTAACCATCGCCCTCGAAAGGTGCCCGTAGTACGAGCCAAAGCCGCCCGCATGAGCCAGCAGAACACCGATGCCGGTGCGACCAGCCAAGGTGTTCCAGCCCGCCCCCGTGACAACGCCAGGCCTCCAGGCCCTAATAGGGGTACCTGTCGGGACTGCGAAGTCAACACCCGCATGCATCCCGCCCCAACGAGGACCAAAGAGCGAAGTGAGACGGCCCCCCGAGACAGGGCGCGCCGATCCCCCCATCATCGGGATCTTTGATTCCAGAATCGCATTGAGGGCAGGATCAAGCGTGGCACCGGCGGTCACCCACTGCTTCTCGTCTTCCTCATCAATTCCTCGAACCCAACCGATCAAGTTATCAATCGTGTTAAGAGAAATATCGCCGAAGATATGTGGGATAGCGCCCTTGCCGAGAAGGACGTTACGGATCGCTCCCTTAACCGGATTAAGAATCAATTCAGCCGCGTCAGCAAGCCTGCCACGGATAAACTCAATCGCTTTACCGCCGACAGTCTTCACGACGTTTACCGCTCCACGCCAGGTCTTCGACCAAGTTGCACCAAGCGCGTCCCACACCCCGCCGACCGGCAGCAGTGCATCGCGTTCGCTTGTGCCTGCCGCGAGCGAGAGCATGTCTGGATCGCCGGAACGCATGGCCGAGAGCGCGAAGTTTGCTTCCGCACGGTCATACAGGCGGTCCGGGATCAGGCTGGAATCAATCTGTGCTCCGCGAAGGGCTTCCGCAGTCTCCGCAGCTGTGTAGACCCTGCCTGGTGTACGGAGGTCGATCAGTTCGGGACCTTCTTCACCGACGAGCGTCCACCCCGGCGGGGTGTAGCCGCCCTTCGCACGCGCCTGCACAGAAGTGAGTCTTCCCCCAGTGCGGGGTCCGCTCGCCACAGGTGTGCGGCGTCGCGTGAAGTTGAAATCGCTGATGTGTGCGCTTGGGAGCCTTGCGCTTGAGCCAACCGCCTCAGCGACCGCATCAAACGCTTTCTTAATCCCGTTGGTGTAAACCGTGTTCACGATAAACTGGACTGGGTCGAGCAGGAGGTTAGCGAGAGTTTCAAACGCCCCCGCCGCAACATCCCGGAACCATTCAAACGCAGGCCCCAGTGTGTTCTCTAGGAAATCCTTAATCGAATTGAACACTGGCTTGATCGCGTTATTCCACACCCAGCTGATTCCGGACGCGATCCCATCCCAAACTGGGGTGACGATGTTGTCCAAGAACCATGTGAATGCTGGGGCAAGCGTGTTTTCGATAAAGCCCTTGATTGCCTCGAACACGGGCTTGATACCGTTGTTCCAGGCCCAGGAGATTGCATCGCTGATCCAGTTCCAGACCGGCTTCACAATATGGTCATAGAGCCAGCTGAAAATATCCCCGATATGTTGGATGCCGAACACGAGCACATCAAAAACCAGTTTGATCGTGTTCCAAGCCGCCTCGATATGCCACGAGATAAAGTTCCAGACCGGCTGGACAACTTTCTCCCACAGCCATTCAAAAATCGGGATCAGGGTGCCCGAGATGAATCCCCAGATCGCCTCGAACACGGGCTTGATCCAGTTATTCCAGGCAGTCTGGATCGCGGAGCTGATTCCGTCCCAGGCGGTCTGGAAAGCGGGCCAGAGAGTGTCGAGCACGAAAGACTTGACCTGCTCGAACGCAGGCTTCAGCGTGTTATTCCACAGCGCAACAATCCAGTCCACCACAGGCTTCAGATAGTTGTTGTAGAACTCGGTGACTTTCGGGCCGAGCGTGTCCCAGTTCTTCACAATGAGTGCGATGCCGGCGACGATCGCGCCGATCAGGAGGAAGATCCAGTTGCCGCGCAGCATCGAGTTAATCGCACCGATTCCCGCGGCGACACCCTGAAGGAGGCCCGGCAGTGCAGCCAGGCCCTTCGACACCGTGAACGCACTCATAAACCCGGCTGCAGCCACACCGGCGTTCTCTAACGCGACCTTGTTCTCGTCAATCCACGCTTTAAGGTCTTCCGCTTTCTGGACCAGGTTCTCCAGAGTCGTCTCCACGAACTCTTTAACCGCGGGCGTGATCTCCTGCACCCACTCCTTCGCGTTATCCAGCAGATCCTTCACGATCGGCTGCAACGGTTCCAGAGCATCAGCGCCCATTTTTGCGAGAGCAGTATTAAAATTCGCCCACGCACCGCGCGTCGTATCGCCAGCTTGCTTTGCCGCACCCTCATAGGTGGACATAGCTGCCGCGAAATCCTCCGCAGAGATCTTTCCTTCCGCACCGAGTTCGCGCACACCATCAACGGTGGTGCCGAAGTGGTCCGCGAGGAGTTGGAAAATCGGGATGCCCCGGTCACTGATCATGTTGAGCTCTTCAGCCTGGACCCGGCCGGACGCGAAAATCTGGTTCCAGATTGAACCCATTTCACCCAAATCGGCACCCGCAAGCGTCGCAGAGTCCGCGACCAGTCCCAGCACACGCTCCAGCTCTTCCCCTGCTGGGATGCCAGACGCCATGAGCCCAGACGCGACAGTCATCGCCTGATCAAGCGCGTACGGGGTGCCCTCAACCGCAGCCAAAGCGCGCTCGGTGACCTTCTCGATCTCTTCCGCAGTGTGGCCGAGACCGCGAAGTTTCGCCTGCGCGTCCTCAATGTTGAGGAGCCGGTCCCAGCCGCGGTAGCCGATGTACCCGCCGGCAGCGACCGCAGAGCCGATGCCAACCTTGAAAGCGCGCTTAACGTGCTTCTTGAGGCCCGACGTGAACCGCTCCCCAAACGACCGGGAGGACACGTCCCCCATCCCGGCAAGTTCAGCACGGATCTGCTTCTGCATCCCCTTGAACGAGGGGACGATCTGGACTGTTGCGAAACCGACGTTAGCCAAAGCCTGGACCGTCCCCTCTATTCAAAAATGATGCGTTCTATCTGCCGGGCGCGAAGATCGAGAGGATCTCCTCCTGCGCAGCCTTCCGACGTCGCTCCCTAGCCCTGTCAATCGCCGTCTGCGGACGCGGCAAAGGCTTCGGGAACGGACGCTTCTTCTCGGAGTTGACTTGGATCGTGACCGCAATCAACGTATTCAACGCGTCATAAACACTGGCGAGCATCTCCACGGTCATGTCCCACTCGGCCAAGTCCGGGCCCGTGTCTTCCAGCTCCCCCTCCTCGGGGAGGGGGATGTCCTCGAACAGTTCGTCGTCGTTCACGATCGCGACTTTCAGCCGGGACGTTTTCGGCAGCTGATCGATCAGATCGAGGGTGTGCCGGAAGCGGCGGGCATGAATGAGGGCCGCCAAATCGAGGCGATAAACCTCGGCTAGGTCGGCCCGTATTTCTGCCTCGTACCGCTGGATCAGCTGGACGAGGCGGCGGATTCCCCCGGGCTCATGTCCTTCAGCACATGCTCACTGGCCTGCTTCAGGATCGTCGCCTTCTGCCGGAACGACAGCCCCAGTCCCTTCCACGTCTCGAAGTCCTTCGCTGTGAGCCACTTCCGCGCGAACTCATCCATCGGTGCATCGGTCACGCCGGTCGCGATGTTAATGAGATCTTCCGCGACCTGTGCCCGCTCCCCGCTCCAGGATGTGAAGTCCTCGAACGTCAGCCGCTTATTCCCCGGCACGCCGAGAACATAGGGTTCCCCGCCCGTGATCTCTTTGTCGAGCTTCGCGAGGGTCTCCGTGATCTTAACCTGGTCAGACATCAACGTTTCCTTTCGATTCGTGTTCTGTTACTTCTTGGTATCAGCGGGTTTTGTGTCGGCCGGTTTCGGGCCGGGCTTGCGCACGTCCTTGTAGCCTGCGGCCCGCAGCCGCACTGCTTCCGATGCGAGGGACGTGGTGACGATGTGGTCACCCTTCTGCAGTCGGAACTTCTTCTCAACCATTGTTTTTCCTTCTCTCAAGACAGGGTTCTCCTTTGCGTGGGGTGGAGGTGTGGCGCGGTCGAAAGGAAAGGAAGCCCCGCGCCACACCGGTCTGTTTAGGGCGTGCTCTGAACGAAGCCGAGCACCGAAGCGTCAGCCTTCGCGCCAGGCCCGGCGATGAACTCGCGAAGATCAGTACCGATCTCCTTGTCCGGCTCGACAGACAGTTCGATCGCGAACTGCACCGGACCCGTCCCCCACGCCTCCTCAGGAATTGAGGTCGAGTAGACGCGCGGGTAGTGCTTCGCGCGGAAGTACTCGTGAGCGCCGGAACCGTCCTTGCCGATCACGATCAGGCGGTAGAACTGCTTCTCCGGCAGCACGGGACGGTCGAACATGACCTCACCCGACACAGCCTGCTCCACCGCATCCAGATTCATCGAATAGGCGAGCGCGAGGACGTTCTTCCGGAATGATTCGAGGGCCGTGAACGTTACCGACTTCGTCGCAGAAACAATGTCCCTGCGCACCGGCGAACCATAACCGAAGCCCTCAACGTCCTCCACGTTCGTCTCGGACCCGAACGTATAACCGTCCGTCGACACAACACCGACGGGCCAGTAACCTTCCGGAAGTTCCTTCAGGTTCCCATCCGTGTCAGTCAGCGACTCGATGATTGGCGCGTCGAGGGGGGCGAGGAACGCTACCCCTTCGAGTACTTTGCGGACCTGACTCGTGTCGTCCGCCTGATTCTTCAGCTCAGCGAAAGTCTGAGACATGACACCCTCCTAGGTGATTTTGTTGGTTGCGCGGACATCCACGCGGATCGTGAAAGTGAATTGGATAATGGACTCGACCGGATAATTGACGGGATAGGGTTCGACCTCGATCCACACGTGGTCGAGGAACCCGTGCGGGGTGCCGTGCGACCTGCCAGCGACCTGGTCCCGCAGCCGTTCGGCAAGCTCTTCGGCGTCGTCGTAGTCACGGTCATAAATGTCGACCTTGATCCGGTCTTGCCGCTCCCACGATTCCACTTGGCCCGGTTTGGAGAGGGCGTGGACGTGGACGATGGGGAGCCGGTCTAATGAGGTGAGCCACCGGACCGTGGGGGCCAGTGGCTCAAAGAGGGTTATGACGGCTTTCGCCGTGTTCGGGAAACGTGCCATCAGCCACCGCCAGATTCGATGGCGGCGACCGCGTTGTTCATGATGTTGTGGTTCCACTCGATACGGCCCGCAGACGGGTGAGTGTTGATCAGGAGTGCGGCGGCACGTGTCTCGTGACGACGACCCACAGGCGCAGTACCCGACCCCGTCTGGAACGACGCCTGGTAGTCCGGCCAACGACCCGACGCGGCTTCAGCGGCCCGTTTCCCATCCTCGGCACGCTCCATCAGCAGATCGAGCATCTCTTGGGACTGCGCCCACTCAGCCACGCCGGCATGGTCAGGCTTATATTGAGCCATTTCGGCCTCCTTCCCCTGACAGCTTGATCTCCCAGCCAGCGGGCCAGCGGACTGGTTTCCCGTCCACCTGCCACCTGCCAGGGATCATCGACGTTTCAGGGGTGATCACCGTGTCGCCCGACGACCACCCCGCACCGCCTGGAGGGTCATAAGCTGCCTCGTCGAGGGGTGCGAAGAGCCGGATCGTTGACGTGGTGATATCCGAGAACCGGCCATCCTCGATCGTCGTCCCCGGAGCTATGACACAGTCCGAAACCGTCACCGTGATGCCTTCAACCCAGTTCCCGGACGAGTCACGCCCACCATCTACGACACGAACCACATCCGTTTTCCATTCATCTGGGATCAGACCCAGCGGGTCGAACATGGCTGCCTCCCCTGAGGCATGATCGTGAACGCACGACCACGCCCTCCCTGCCCGTTGTCTGGGATGATCGGAGTTAGTTCGTCACGGTCCGCTGCCGTCAAATAGATTTCGCCAGGATAGTCACCGGCGATCGTCCCGGACTGCGACATTGACCCTGTTGTGGCCTGGATCTGCCTCCAGCCGTCCGGGTTCTTCAAGAATCGGATCGCGATCCGGGCGACAACACGAGTAACCCGCCGGGCTGGCAAAGTCACCTCATCAATGTCCTCACGAATGTTTGGGAACTCTTGAAGGACGACATCCTCCACGTCCCCGATCACGGTCCGCAGCTGCTCGTCAGTCAGCGTGAGCTTCGTGGTCCGCGAGAACCACCTATCACGGATGTCCTGTGGTGTTGCGAGAGGCTCCACGGCTGGCACCTCCTATTCGACGGCCGGGTCAGGTGCAGGCTTCTTCGCAGTTCGAGCAGAACCTTTGGAAGCCTTACCATCTTTAACCGCCTCCACAACGTGGTCACCGACCGTGACGCCGGCCGGGACAATGTCTCCGGCCCGATACGTTTTACCCCCGATAATCACGACGCCCTTCAGGTCGCCACGAATCTTCGCCATAAGAAACTCCTCTCGAAGCAGCAGGCAGTGGCTGGCGGACACCCAATCGCGCCACCAGCCACCACCCAGCCCACTAGGCCGAAACCGTCGTCGCCGACAGCGACATGGACGGGTTCGCCAGAATCGGCAGGCCAATCGCAGCCGACCTGATCCACACGGTCGCAGGATCGTCCTCCTGGTAAGCGCCCACGACGATGCCGGGAAGCTCCCCACCATCAAGCGCATAGCGGGGATCGTCAGCCTCAACGGTCGTACCGAAGATAGTGCCACCGGTCATCCCGGCAACACCCATGACGAGCTTGTCCTCAGGGAGGATCCGCTGACCGGCGACACGACCGGACACGACCGCGAGCTGCGGGAGTCCGTTCGCACCCAGCTCGTCGTTCACGTCCGCGAGCGACGCGGTGCGGACTCCACCCTCAGGGGTGATCGTCTGACGCAGAGCCAGCGCCGTCTTCGCCGAAGCGATCATGTGTGTCGGCGTCGTCCCAGCATGAGTTTCGAAGATCTCAACCCATGCCGCAATGTCGGTCAGCGGGTCACCGCCAACGTCCCACAGGGTCGCAGCAGTCACCGTCAGATCCGCATGGCGACCGAAATCAACCGTCTGCTTAAAGCCATTCTCATTAATGGTGTAACCGCCGTTGACGAGCGCTTCACCGCGGAGCAGGTTGATCCGGTCGATCACGCCCTTCGCGAGCGCCTCAGCCTTCTTGTCCGCGGCAACCTGGAATGAATCCACGCCCGCGTTACGACGGCGAAGACGCTCGTACTCGCCGAACCTGGTTTTGCGGCCGAGGGGTGCGAGTTCAGCGGTCTTCCGCTCCATCGCCCCACCGTCACCGATCGACGTCTCCGCATCGAACGCACGGTATTCGGCGACGAGGGACTCTAGCGTGTCCACATCCCACGAGAACACAACGTCATCCACAGTCGCAGTCGGCATGAGAATCGAGAGAGCCGATGCGTCGTAGGTGTCGGCGATTTCGCGTGCGTAACCGGTCAGGTCAGCCGGGTTAATAAGGTCAGTCCACAGTCTCATGGTTTAGGCCTCCTCAACGAAAATGAACGCGCCAGCGTTCGCAGGGACAGTGAACTCGACCGGGAGGTTCGCGACCCGGATTCGTCCGTGATCGAGGATCGCGACCGGCTCATCACCGCCCTCAACATTGCTGTCATTGATAACGAACCCAGTCAGGGCACCGTCCGTGTAAGGGACATAGAGCCCGTCGGTGTCGACCGACACGGGCGTACCTGACGGCACGTGCTTGTCAGTGAACGCGGACGTCTTCAGCGTCCCCGTCCTCGCATTAGCTACACCGTGACGCGAGCCGAGCCAAGAAAGGTTCCCGCCCGCCACGGTTTCAGAAGTGACTCCCAGAGCCATAATTTCCTCCTCAGGAAACTAACAAAAATTTGAATAATTAGGCACTCTGGCTTTTGCCAAGTGCTTCACGAGCCCTCTCACGGCCCGAAACGACAGATGCAACAGACGATTCCCCACCAGTTCCCGCAGTCGGGACGTAGCCGAGCGGGCGCGTAGTCTTGAGTTCTTCGAGGAACTTTTCAGCGTCCGCTTCGAGCTCTTCCCGCGTCGAACCAGTGATCCGGTGCGCGGGAACCCCCTTCACAGCGGCCACCGTCTCACGGAGCATGTCCGCCTGAGACTCGCGGAGCGCAGAAAGTTCAGCTTCAAGGCTCGTGATCCTTTCCAGATCCTTCGCCCTGTCAGCAGTCACCTGCTCCAGTTCCGCCTTGTTCGCCTTCGCACGGTCCTCCCACTTGCGGGAAGCGGCCTTCCACGCGTCGAGATCCGAGGCCTGGTTGCCGGCCTCGACGGTGTTCTCCTCGGGCTTTCCGCTCTCGGAGTTGGCGCCTGCTGCCGTTGCTTCATTGATCGCCGACGTTGTTTCCTCAGTCAGGGTTGCTGTGCTTTCTGTCATGGTGTTTCCTTTCATCCCGTGCGGGCTGGTCTCCGTGCGGAGACACGTCAAACACCCCCAACACCAATAACGGCAAGGGGTGAAACTTGTTGGTCCGGTCAGGCCTTGCGGGCGGCTCTCATCCGTGCCGCGACCTGCTCCACCTGGTCGCCTGATTGGTGGAACGGCTTGTAGTTCTGTTCGTAAAGGTCGTCGAACCGGTAGCCTGCGACCTGATCGCCTTCCCAGCGGTATCCACGCGGATGTTGGGGGTCGCCGATCCACCGTCCACGCATCGGCACCGCCTGGCAATCGCACGAATCGTGGTACTTGCCGCCGTCACGAGCACGGTATTTCGCTGTCGTCCGGTTCGTGTAGACCGGGCCGCGTGATGCCATCACGAGACAGAACTCGCATGTCGTCGGCCCGGACGGCACCCGCGCATAGAAAACGCCCGGAGTGCGGCTCACCGATTCGTCCAGGACGCGACGACCATAGTTCTTCATGTGCCGCTCGGAGGCGACTACGAGATGTGAGAACGCCTCAGCGGGGGAGTCCTGCTCGCGGTAGAGCGGACTGATTGCCCACCTGGTCGACGCTATGTAGGCGTCGGGGCTGTAGAGGTCTGGGATGAATGCGGCCTCGCCGATGAGCTCCTCAAACCACTCCGCCGCGATCGACGCCGACATCGACCCGTACTTGTTGATAATGTCTGGCACCGCTTCCACGAGGACGGCTTTGATCGTGTCCGGCGACCTCCCGGAAACAGAGGCCCAGACTGTTTGAAGGTCACGACGGATCGCGACCTTTAACGCCTCGTCCAATCGTCGGACCTGCCAGAGCTGGGCCTGCGTCACCTCACTCACGGTCAACCGCCTTCGTAGGCTGCGGCCTCGCTCTCAGGCATCCGCAGCATCACTGGGACTGCGCCCGAGTTCTCGACACCGTCGAGCCCAAGAAGGAGCTTCAACGAGTCAAAGGTTGCGCCCGCGCGGACCCCGACGCCGAGGGCGTCAAGTTTCGCCTTCATCGCGTTCGCTTCCTTCACCGGATCCTCAAGAATTGATCCAGCGCCTTCAGCCGGTCCGACATTCTCGCCGTTGGCGATCTCGGACAGGATCGACAGGCCAGAGCCGCGGCGCGCCTCAGATGCGAACAGCTCGATGTCATCGGGATCGATCGGGAGCTGACGAAGAGTCGTCTCCGATCCGGGCTGGAAGTTCCCGCTCGAAACCTGTTGCGCCACGAACTGTGACTGTTCCTGCACTGACCTGGTGCGAGGATCAACCCAACGCGACTTCAACCGGCCCAAAGCCAACGACTCAACATCCGACACCCGACCCTGGTTCCACAAATGGAACACGTTCTTCGCCAACTGCAACCGCCCAAGATTGAACGACGGCCACTGCGACTTCACCTCGTTAATCAGGTCAATCTCGTTCGCGAAAATCGCCTGCGCCGACGTCGGATTAGAATCAGCAACCACACCCAAATAACTGGGCGGAATAGATGTTTCGCCCGACACCTGCTGAGCAATCATCCGGAACTGATCCGAGAACGGCTGCATCGACATTTGCGGGAAATTCTTAAACTCAGGCCGCAGATCCGGATCCGGCTCATCATCCTCACCGAGCGCATCCGGGATACCCCAAATGCCACCCAAGATGGAGAGCCAGCCCGGACGAACCCGCCCATTCTCGTCCATGAACATGGAATCGTCCGCACCCAACAGTGCCTGACGGGGCGCCGAATAGAACTCGGCAGACACTTCCTGACGGAGGAGCGTGCGCACACCGGCGTCAGTAAACTTCATCAGCGGCCGCGTGATCCGCGACTGCCCGAGCTCCTTGCCGATAATCGCACCCTGAACATAAGGAGCGCACTGCACAAGCGGCGTCCCGGTCGGAATGGTCTCCTTAATCCACCGCCCGCCCTTACGCTCAATCATCAGAACCTCATAAGGCAGATAAAGGTTATAGGAGCGCGGCCCGGTCACTTCGAGGGCGGACTTCACCCTCCACGTCCGGAAATCCATGTCTACAGTTGCGGTCCGAGCCGACCGGACAGAAGCAACAATCTCAGGTTCACCAATCGACGTGTCCCCACGCGTCGTGAACACAAAGCTCACACCATAGCGGCAGGCCGCTTCGATCGCGAGACGCTCCAGCATCTCGAACATCGACCCCGCGAGCATGTCCTCAATGTCCTCGACAAGACCATCCTCGGCACGCCCCGACGTGAACCCCGCAGGCTGCAACCGCGACGCGAACACCGAAACCGCTTTCCTGGGCCACCCCAGCACCGACTGGAAAGACTCCATCCCCTCAGGAATAGAGAAACCCAGATTCACGAGCAGCTCTTCACCTTCGAAATAGTTCCGGCGGAGCCTATTCCTACCCTCAAACCTAGCGATCTTCGCCCGCAGCCCGTCGAGGATAGCGGCCTCGTCATCTGTCAGGAACTCAGCCATAAGAACCGCCCCTCCCTCTCCATCACGCGAAAATTGCGGTACGACGACGCGCCGTCCGCCGCTTCCGACCAGACTTCACCTTGCCCGAATTCAAAGCCCGGTCACGGCCAAGCCGAGCCCCGACAACACAAACTGCAAGATCCACCTTCCGGGGAGAATCCCGCGTCTCTTTCCCCAGAGTGAACCCCCACAAATTCGGTCGGCGCTTCGCATTGTGCATATGCCGACGCAAAATAGGGTTCGCTTCCAACGTGAATGGAATGACACCATTCGAAGGATCTGATTCATCAATCAGAGTCGCAACAAGCATCGCTGTCTTCGTGAACTCCTCATTGCGGGACTTTCCCCCGGTCTGAGACATCCTCATATCGAAAAGAATGGAAGAACCACCACGTCCCGGAGTGGCCCACACCTTCAATTTCTTTGAAAAGTGCTGATGCAGTTCGTCTAACATTTCCTGCCAATAAAGGGCTTCTGTCGCATCATCCTCAGCCGGTGACGGGTCCACACCCAGCCACACGACACGATACCGCTCATCAGCTTCAAGGATCGCGGCCTTCACCTCATCACGAGGAGCAAGCCACGTCTTACCGCGATCACCATGCGGTTTCTGCCAGACGCCAAGAACAAAGAACGCCGAATCCGATAGGCGGCAAGCGACTACAGCAGTCGAATCCTCAGATTTGGAAAGGTCCGCGAAGATCGCGATCGCCTCACGGTCCTCAAGAACCGCGTCCTCCATCATCAATCCGTCGACCTTGCCTGGATCGACCCACGCATCCTCAGCCGCTGCCAAACCGTTGAAATAGAACCGGATCGTGTCACCAGCCGAGGTGCGCGCATCTAGCGCTTCTGCCTGCAAACGTTCCGTATCCGCCCAAGGAGCGTCACTATAGGCCTGCTCGATACCGAGCTTCAATTCATCCGGCACATGAATCCGCAACCGCGGATCCGCCTCGATCGAGTCATACAAAATGTCTTGCAAAAGCGCCTTATTTGAAACCTGCTTCTGCCACGCCTCAAATGACCGCTCCGCAGCCGAATCTCCACCACGACGGTGAGCATTAGTGAACTCAACCAGGCGCGCTTGCAACTCACGAGGAGACTTGCCAACGTTACGACGGGCAACCGCCGCGATCGCATGCCCACCTGAACCGGTCATATGATGCGACTCATTCAACGCAATGAAAGTTGCAGGGTCACCCTCCGTTGAACCCTCCGACCACGTCAACACTTCCATGCGGCCACCAGTACCATCCTGCAACTTCGTAGCAGTCTCACCACAGTCAACCTCGTAATAACGGCGAGCCTCTTTCGAAAGCATCGAGTTCGCGATCCTCATCGTGTCCTTAGCCTGTGCTTCCGAGTTCGCACCCACCTGGACAAGCGGCATCCGATGCCTGACACCCGTCCAGCCCAGCCGGGCATCCCACACCAGCTGGGACGGGCCAATGAACTCGATCAGCATCATTGCCGCCGCAAACGGATCCTTACCAGTCCCTTTCGCCCCACGCTTCACACCAGACCGGTAAACGAACCTGCCAGTCTCGTCGAAGGCATACCACATGATCAAAAAACGTTTTTGTCCAGGCGTGAATCTCCACGGAGCACCAGTCAGATAATGCGTTAGGCCGGGCTCGTTTGTTCGGCCCTCAGCCCAATCAATAATCCCCGGACCAAGCGAATTCTTCGCAAGCCTCACCTTCGCAGACGGCCTAGAAGGCCACGGCAACGTAACCAGCGCACCAGACTCCGGGTCGACACGGTAGCCGGGAAGAATTTCAGAGATCGGCGATACCGTCAATCGTCCTCACCTCCGCAAGCTTCCCGCGTTCCTCACCCCCAATAGGGTCAACATAGCGAATCCTCAAACCCATACGAGCCTCGTGCGTTGTACCCAAAGTTTTCTCACGCTGACGCAACTCAGTCATCGCACCAACGCCACCACAAAACCCCATATCAGCGACGATTGCGGTTGCCTTCGCGAACTGCCAATCCGACTCCGTCCACAACACCGCGTGAGGCATGGTCTTGATGGTTTCCCACCACGCCCGTGTTTCAGGTTGCAAGCTGACATCGATCGGGCCGTCCTTCGTGACAATCACACGACCCTCGGGAAGATCGACCGGCCACGGACCTGCGAATGGCACATCCGGGACCTCCGTCCAATCATGGACAGGTTCAACTCGATGCCTGGGTGCATCACCGGCTTGGGGTGGTTTCCTACCAGGAAGAGCCAACGCTAACCACCACCTTCACAAAACTAGATGCGGAGCCTGTCTCCTGTCACCGCAATAAACCGACCACTGTCGGGAGGATAAACTTCAATCCGCTCGGACCGCCGACCAGCACCAGGTGCCATCGGCAAGAAAATATGAACGCCACGTCCGGACAGCGACCGTTCAATCAGAACCACCTGCTGCTCATGCTCCGCGATCACCGAGCGCGCAAAATCTGACAGTGTGCCGTTCTCATCAAAACAATTATCGAGATCCAAGCAGCCGATCCCGTCACCGAGAACCCAACCGAGTCCATCACCCACGGTCGAAGCTTTCGTCGCTTCGTAGGTGCTCCAGGTGGCGGGGTTGGTGGAGGACGCATTCTGGCCGTTCAGCTGTATCGGGACCTTCGCGAGCTTCCCATTCTTACGGGGACGCAGCGCGAACCGGACCCACCGTGGACTGCTCGTCATCTCGGCCGGCAGAGCCTTCCTCGCTCGCGCGCCCATGACACGGCAAGAAGTGGAGCACCAGACCGCGTTCGCACGCTTCCCGGCAATCGACTTACCGCAATGACCGCAAATTCTCATACCATTATTCTAGCCTGTTTACGGTTAAATAGCGACATAACAACGAATACTAGCCGGAAAAGATGGCAACCCAATTAAGGGGCGAATTCAAGAACCCAGCAAAATCCAGCAGTAGGTTGCCCACCCCAAGAATGAGATCGGCCCACACGACGCCACACAGGAGCGCTCAGGGCCATTCTCTTCGCGCGCGTGAGAGAGGTTCGGAAAATATACAGCCGGGGAGGCCCTATGCAGTTAGAGGGCCGGGCTTGGGGCGGGGGAGGGGTATCGGGGGTGGGCAGCGTCACGGGAGAGGAAAATGCCTGGTCCGTCATGGAAGTGAGCGGGAAACACGCTTGTCACACCGACGCCTTTAATCCAGCCCAGTGTAGAGACCTTGGGGCGCGGTGTCTGCGGGATGCGCAATGGGCTTTCGTCGCCACGCATTCTTTGCTTGAAAGATTTGTTTGTCTGTGAAGGTTCTGTGGCACGGACGACAGACTGCCCTGCCGTTCTCTGGGTCGTGTGAGCCGCCATCCATGAGTGGAATGATGTGGTCTGCCTCGACGGCTCGACCTTGGCAGTTTGGGCCTTGGACTTCGCAGCGGCCGTTCGCTCGTGCGAGCACGATGCGTGAGAAGTTTTGCTGGGCGCGGCCGTTTGTCCGGCGGGGGCTCATTGACACGGCGGGCCTCCTCATGGACTGCAGGGGTGCTCACATGCTGGGGTGGGCGTTAAGTGATGGGGGGGGCCGGGGCTCGTGGATGGAGGGGGGTGGGGAACCCACCGGGGGGGGGTATTTGACGAGGGGGGGGGGGGGTTGAGAATCCTCCCCCGCGGGCCGCCACCCGGGCGGGGCGGGGTGTCACCAGCGGGGGGTGGGGGTAAAGTGAGGGGTGGGGCCGGGCTTCGTGTATGGGGGGGGCTGGTGAACCCCCCGGGGGGGGTTATGGGGGGGGGGGGGGGTGGGCTTGAGAATCATCCCCGGGGGGATAAATCAGTGCCTCCACGTCTCCTTCGGGGAGTTCGAGCCATTGGGTGATGGTGGCCGACGACCCGGGCTGGAGGTGTTCCCAAGGCGGCGGCCCGTCGGTAACGGCGTTCAGGTCGTTCGTGTCATGGTTATCGAAGATCTTCCCGTCGACCTGGGCCTGTCGAATGTATTGCGCCCATGCGGGAGCAGTGCCGAGGTTGGTGGCGGTGGCTTCGAATCGGCAGTATTGGTTGCCGGGAGCAGCAGTAAAGGTTTCTTCGACCATCTTGTCACTGCTGCCTGATGCGCCGATGCTGATGGTCCGGGTCTCTTTAGTGGCTTCGGTCAGTCCACACTCGATGTTGTCGAGAGTAATTTCGAACGGTGTGTCGTTGTAAGTGACTGCGTATGGTTCACCGAGAGGGGTTCCGTCTGGCGAGCTGTCTCCACTGCAGGCGGAAAGCGTGAGGGCTAATGCGCCAAGTATAGTCGTGAGGTTTCTAGTGTTCATGTGCTGAGTGTATTAAATTTCGTGTAGGCAAACATTGATTCGATTGGTTTGCTTTTGAGTGGATGGAGAATGTTTTGGGTAGGCGTTGTCAAGGATGCAAAAAGCCTATGAGACTAAAGCGAGTTCTGGTTGGTGAGGCTTCAATGGAGGAGCCTGGTAGCGGCTCAGCTACGCAGGAGTTTTGGGTCTGCGGGAACCCAAAATGTCCCAGATTTGGTCGAAGGAATGAGGAGACTATGGCGGAGAATTAGTCCGGTATCCATATGCGAGGGAGGAAGCGATCTTCACTGTTTGTGACGCTTCCACCCTCGTGTTCTCAGTCAGCGATTCCTAAGTGCTGCTTCAATTCCGCTTCTACTTGCTTTCGCGTTGCGTTCATGGGGAGCTCGGTGATCTTGTTGTTACACCCGAGTCTTTGGCCATTGACGAAATAGACGGCATCAATAACGTTCCGGCGAATCTCACCGCCACCCATGACTCGTGTGATCACCTTGGAATGTACTTTCCATGACTCAAGTTGAAAATCTGGCATTTCTCAGCTCTTCTTTGAACTCTGGGTATGCTTCCGCCCTGGTTTCATTATGCACCATTGGCTCTTTAATGTCATGTGTGGTCCTTCCGTAGTGTTGCGGTGTCTGAGAGGCTCACTGCTTCCCCAGTGCGCTCGAGGAGGCCACGCCTGATCCATGAGTAGATCGTCTGCTCTGGGATCCCGAGGAGCCGGGACGCTTCCCGAGGAAGAACCTGGGCATCCGCATTCGAAATCCGCCACCTGAAAAGGGTCTCGATTTCTTCGCTCGTGCGTGTTTCCCCGCAGCCGTCACAGGTGAAGCGGTCTGGTTCTGACGCGGCTGCGCGTCGTTCTGAGGCGGTGTGCCATGTGGGTCTGTCTGGTGGGATGATCCTCAGGGTCTCTCCGCAGAGTGGACAGAGGCGCTGTGTGGGCCGTGGTGCATGGCCGGTCAGTGAACCAACCCGGCGGTGGAGGTCATCGATAGGGACGGTCCATTCGATGGGTGCGAGATTCAACGCGGCCCATTCGAGGTTCCCAAGAATGTAAATCTTCGGGTCGCCATCACGGCGGGGACGCCACCCAAGCTTGCCCGCGAGCGCCTCCACGTCTTTCTGGATGGTGTCGACAGCGTCGATCTGTAGGATCGCGGTGACAGTGGCGTCTTTCGGTGTACCGTGCACCCCGGTCATGGAGAGCCTGTGTCCCACGACTCCGGTCGCGGTTTCGGCGACGTCGCCGAGGATGTCCCACCACTGGATGATGTCCTGCATGTGGGTGCGTGCCTGGTCCAGGTCAGTCATCGGGCGTGCCTTTCGAAGAAGTTGATGAACGGTTGGGCGATCGCTTGCACGGCGTCGTGGCTAGCGCGGTGCAAGTCGAGGAGCGCACTGGAAGAAGGTGGCAGTTCAGGGCCGTGCATGTTGCAGGTGGCGCAGTCCTGTGGACGTGGCGGATAGCGGTCAGTCATCGTCGTCTCCTTCGGTTTCAACTGGTGCGCTGAGGAGCTTTTCAAACACTGGGACGTAGTGGGTCCAGGCTGGTTCTGAGACGGTCCGCCTCCCGTATTCGTCGTGTTCCCAAACATGTCTGTCGGGGTCGTTTCCGTCTGCTATACAGAGTTTTCGCGCAACATGCTCCAAGGGGTCGAGGTCAGTCATTGTTGGGCTCCTTGAGGAAGGTCTGCCATTGGTCAGCCGGGATAGTGTGGACGGATACGATGCGTTTTGCGAATTCTTGAACTTGTCTTATGTTGGCTTCGCCCCATTTTTGGGTTAGGTATGCGAGTTGTGCTTCTCGGCAGGCTTCTTTCCATGTGGGGGCGTCGCCTTTGCGGATGGTGTCTGCGCCGCGTGAGTGGGTTTTGTCGATTCGCCACCGCCATATGTCGCGGTTGGGGTGTCCGGGGAGTGGCTTGTTTTTTCGTTTGTGAATGCGGACCCTGATCATTGTTGTCTCCCGTATCCGTGGGTCTGTAGCTCGCTGATGAATTGTGAGAGTTCGTCTCGGCTAATGGCGACGGTGATCGTGTCGTGGAAGGTGAGGGTCATGGTGTCTGGGGTGGTGGTGGCGGCGAGTCGGTGCCGTTCCCAGGTCCATCGCCGGCTGCCGGGTTTGCGGGCGAGGGCACGGAGTTCGCGTGCGATGGTCCTGGCGAGGTGTGGCGGTATCCGGGTCGGGAACGTTAACTCGCCGGTGGTCACCCAGAGATCGTGGGATTGGCGATAGGTTTTCAGCATGGCTTCTCCTTGCAAGAACCGTGGTAGATCGCGTATCCGATTGCGCTGTTCGACCATTTGAGTACGAGTGGCTTCCCGCAGCCGGCGCATTTCACGCATGCGGGGTGCTCCCAGAAGGGCGTTAAGAAGTTCATGCGTCCGTCTCCTTATCTGAGTGATGGTCGGGGGATGCGTCCTTCATGAACGTCATCCAATGCGTTGTCGGGTTGGTGCCTGTGTGCCCGAACAACGGCTTTTCCGGCGTGCACGCGAGAACGTCACCCAGAGGAACCTGAACCTCCGGCCACTTGAAGATCAAGATTCCCTCCGGTTTGAGGACGCGGAAGCACTCCGCGAAGCCTGCGGTGATGTCGTCTTGCCAGGAAGGTAGAAGCCGCCCGTATTTTGCTGCGAGCCATGACGAGTGCCCGACGTTGGTCAGGTGGGGCGGGTCGAACACGACCAGACGGAAGGTTTCGTCAGCGAAGGGTAGCTCCCGGAAGTCCAGCTCGACATCTGGGGTGATGTTGAGGGTGCGTCCGTCGCAGAGGGTGTGGGTCTCTGTCCGCTGGTCGCCGTAGATTGCTCGCGGGTCGGTTTTGTTGAACCACATCATGCGTGCCCCGCACGTCGGGTCAAGCACCTTGCCAGTCATGCGTCCTGCCATTTCGCTCGGGGTTGCGATTGCAGGGGTCCATCCCCAATGTTCCGCATTTCGTGCCCCATTTGATGTTGTCGTGATTACTGGCATGCCTCGGCTATCAATCCAAAGTTTGCGGTTCTTGAATGTACTCATGATGGTTGTCCTTCCCAAACGCAGTGCGGGTGCCAGAGGGTCGCCAGCCCGCAGGTCGGGCAATGCTGACGACTAGCGGGATGCCGTTTCCCGCAGGTGGTGCAGTCGATGATCGGTACACCCGTCGGAGTCGACTCACTCATGCGTCCTACTCCTGTCGGTACGGGTTGGGCGGGATGTCAAGTGGGCCGTAGAACATGCCGCCTCCAACTCCCAGGAGCCAGGCTTCGGCGCGCACCAGATCAAGCCAACGGTCGAACGCTTCGCCGTATTCGTCGCTCACGCCGTCAATCCATCCGGCACAATGTGACATCTCGGTCTCGTAGTCGATAAACCGTGCCCGAACCTGGTCCACTGTCGGGACTCCCTTCACCGGCTTATCCAGCGCTTCCATCATCTTCTTGAAGCTACTCATGCGCCCGGCTCCTTGTTGGCGAGTTCGAGGAGCACATCTGCATGACATGGCTGGTCGAGCGGGCAGAAACAGGCGAGGTTCTTCCCCCGAAGCTCCCGAACATCACGGACACAGCCCCACTCATAGCCGTCGAGTTCAATGAGTTCTTCAAAAAGATGCACTGCGTGGTCACGGTCCTCAACTCTCGCTCCCGCGCTCGCGTGCCCCGTAGCCACCGGCACGCCATCTTCGTAGTAGTAGTAGCCACCGATCTTGAAGGGGTTACCCCATTTGGTGGGGCGGGCGACTTTGATAGTGTTCTCAGGCATGCGCCAGCCCTTGGTGCGGCGAAGCTGGACACGTCTCGGGCGGCTCATGCGTTCTTCTCCTTCCGGTAGGGGTTCTTTAGGCATTCATGGTCTGGGTTCTCGTCTAAGTCGAAAGCGTCACGCTCCCCTGCGTCGAAACCTTCATCCCACGCTTCGGCGCGCACCTCGTCCAGCCAGCGGTCCACCATCTTTTTCGTCATGCCACGGTTCACTCGAAGCTCTAAAGCAAGCGCCCTTTCGAGCATGAATCGCATAGCCTCATCGGTCTCTTCCTTGTCCCTCATTTGTCGCGCCCTTATGGCGGGTGCGTCGAGCCAGTCCGGCAACGGTGGTGGCGTGCTCATCGTTCTTTCTCCTTGTCTAAATGCCCTCTGTTCCCGGTGATGAGCGCAACGAAGTCCCCGAGGGTCATCGTCACCCACTGATCTGCCGGCCGGCCTTTCCCCTGACGCTTGTGCATAATCACGCCGCAGAGCGCATCGTCATTGCCGCGTTCAATCTCCACTTCCTGCGCCCACGCTGCGAGGCTGATACGCGCCGTGTTCTTGCATTCGACAGTTACACGCCCACCCATGTGTCGGAGGCCCGCAATATCGCCACGGTCTTTAGCTCCGGTTTTGACTCGTCTATCGATCCGATCATCAACATGTTGCGCGAGGTAGTCTGCGACTTGTCGTTCGAAGCGTGTACCGGCCGATTTCGCACTCTTACGATTCCTAGCCATTGACAAGTTCCTTGAGGGGGATGAGTTGACCGTTCAGGACCGAAACATGCACTGGCCGGTCTTCATATTCGCTCCAGTGATCGGGATTGATTCCACGGTCGAGGGCCAGTGAAAAATCGCAGTTTCGAAGATCCTCCACGGTGTCTCTGCATTCGACCGAGTGCAGGATGTACACCGTCTGCTCTGAGCTAACGGCTCGAGCAATGTGTCTAGATTGCTCTCTGGTCGCACCAACAATCGTTTCGATTTCTTCGGGATGGACAAGGTGTGTCATTTCGCTTTCTCTTTTCCTAGTAGGGAGGTTGGTCGTCTGCTTGGTTGAACAAATCAATCTCGACGGTGGGTGGGGTGAGGGTGATGGGGTTTCCGGCTTCGGGGATGGGTGGGTGGTGGCAGCGGTGTTCGGTGAGCCACGTGTTGGTGTCGAATTTGTTGGGGAGGTCGTGGTGGGTGCGGGCAGTGTGGGCGTGCCATCGTTGGCCGTTGGTGGTGATGGCGAGGACGGGGCGGGAGAGGAAAGCGACCCAAGTTGCATCGGCTCGTGGGATGGGGGTGAGGTCCCAGGTTTGGGTGATGAAGTCTTGGGTGGTGGTTGTGGGCTGGCCACATTTGAAGCAGGTGTTTTCTTGAAGTTTCACTGTCACGGTTCTCCTCAGTGTGGGGGTGCTGTCCCAGGTGTCTGTTTTCCGCACCCCTTAAGGGGTGCGGAAAAGGGGACAGGTACACCGAGTTCGCCTGTCCCCACCTGTCCCGTGGAATCTGGGGACAGGTGAAAGCGTTGGTGTTGAGCCGATTGGCGGCTGTCCCGGTCGGCCTGAATTTTGTTGTCCCGGGACGTTTGGGGCAGGTGGTTTTTAGGGACCTGTCCCCGAGGGGCGGGGACAGGTTTTCGTAGGCAGGGAGGGGCATCATTTCTCCTCCTGATTGAGTTCGATCGGGAGGGCGTAGGGCCTGTTCTTGCGCTGCCTGATCGCCTCGGAAATGGTCTCGTTCCTTGCGACGATCCCGAGTCCCTTGAGGAGTTCGCGGGCCTTGCCTCGGCCGACGTCGCGGTCGAAGCCGTGGTCGTCGAGGGCTTGGATGATCTCGTTGACTTTCGCGTCCCAGGCAGCCATCTGGCCGGCTCCTGCCACCTTGTGGTGCAGCGGGTCGGTGATGCGGTCGAGGATGAGGGTGCGGTCGGTGATTTGCATGCGGGCGTCGTCGAGTTTGAGTTGGAGTTTGGATCCGTCCTCGGTGACTTTCGAGAGCTTCCAGATCGCGTCGACGTCACCCGACTTCGCTGACCCACCCCGCTGCCCTTTTGATTCGTCTTTGCCGGTGTGGTCGAGGCGGACCATGGTGATCTCGTTCTGTTTCAGGAGGAGGCCGGTGTTGCGGTAGAAGGCGAGCCAGGTGTCGTTTTCGTTTTCGTCGCCGTCGACGGCGCGGGAGATGGTGTCGATGATGACGATGTCGCATTCGTAGACCTGGCAGGCTGCGAGGAGCTGTTGTGCGCCTTTAGACGTGTCGAGGCCGTCGAGGGTGGGGAAGGACAGCATTTTTAGGTTCTGGAGGTCGTCGGGGCCGTATCCCATGGCTTGGAGGCGTGCCCTGGTGTCTCCTCTGGGGTCGTTTTCGTAGTCGACGTAGAGGACGTTGTGGGGGGCGTCGATGGTGGTGCCGAGCCAGGGTTCTCCGCGTGAGATGTGGACGGCCATTTCGAGGGAGAAGAGGGATTTGCCGACTTTGGGTGGGGAGTAGATGACGATGCCGCGTCGTTTGGCGATGAGGGGTTCGAGGATCCATTCTTCTTCGTCGTCTTGTTCCCAGAGGGCGTGCCAGTCGAGGATGGGGAGGTGTTCGCGGACGGAGTCTTCCAGGCTGATGGGTGCAACTGGTTCTGTCTCTGTCGCGTGTGGTTCTGCGGGTTGTGTCGGTTGCGGGTTCGGGTTAGGTACGGGTTGCAACACCACTGTCTCGGGCGGGGTGATGTCGTCGACGTGTCGGGGTTGGGCGGAGCCTGCCCCGTAGGCGGATTTCAGGGTGGCCTGGATCTCCGACTCGGTGAGCCCTATCTGTCTCGCGACCGTGTTGAGCGCGTCCCACGCGATCGTGGGGTCGATGTGTCCGGAGGCGATGAGTTGGGAGATGTTGAACGCGCTTTTGTTGAGTTGGTGGTTTCTTCCGCCGGGCATGGTGTTGGCGAGGATGTCGAGTTCGCTTGTGAGGGCTGCGGTCCCGTAGTTGGAGGGTCCGTCGACGGGGGTGGGTGTGAAAGGGTTTGCCTCGCTGGTGGCATGTGTTTTGACCATGCGGGAGAAGAATGGGTTGGAGGCGTAGTCCATTACTGTTGTCCGATCTGTGTCCATGACCAGCGGTAGTTTCGGCCGTTGGTGAGGCGGGATGGGGCGGCGAGAACATAGCCGCCGATGCCTCGGTAGTCGACTCCTGGAATGACGTTCGTGGAGTTGCCGAGTCCTGTTGGTGGGATGTAGAGGTGGTATCCGCGGGGGGTGGTGGCGAGTCCTATGGGTTTGGGGATGTGGCCGTCGCGGACGAAGGCGATGACTTGGTCGAAGGCTGCGATGTCGTCGATGTCGATGACATCAAATTGGTGTCCGGTGGGGAGGCCGATGTTGGCTGCCGGTATGTGCGTCCACCATGTTTCGATCTGGGCACGGTCGGTGGTGGCGTCTTTGAAACCATGCGCAGTCGCGGGGCGCTTTTCACCAGGAACGCAGGGGAAGACGGGGTGCCCATGGCCGGCGTACCAGTGGGCCGTGGCTTTCAACGCTTCGATGGTTGAGAGGCGTGCTTCGGTTGTTTGTTCGTGGTGGTGGGCTCTGGTCATGATTTGCCAGAGGGTGAGGGCGTCCTCGTCATTGGTGGTGATGTCTTTCGCGAAGTCATAACTATTCATGGGTTCCCTCGAATTCGGTGAGGCCATGGAGCTGGTTGACTGGGTAATCGTTGAGGGGTCGCGCGACAATCACCGACCAGCAGCTGTTCTCGTGCGCGGTATATGCCGTGGTGAGTGCGGTCGCTTGTGTCCGGGGGTGAGTGAACATGTTGGCTGCGTCGATGGCAACATACAGGTCGTCACCTATAGGGTCGGGGCGAGTCCAGCAGGTTCGGCGTCCGTGCCTGGTCCATTCGATGCGGGCCAGGATCCTGGCCCAGCCTTCAGATGTTTCCACCAGGCCAGTCAAAGATGGGTCGGTCCGGCGCCTGACACCGAAGTCAATGGCCTTGGAGAGGATCACCTGTCGAAGGTGACGGACGTGCGTGTAGTCACGCAGGGTGTTTGGGTATGGCTTCGCCATGACTCCTCCAAATCGGTCTGTCGATGATGGAGGTGCCTGCGGCATCTTTTTCAGGGACGACGAAGGCACCGAGACGCTGAAAAAACCGTACAGACACGGTCCGTCCGCTATTCCCCCGGAGGGTGTTGTATTCACGGACACGCTCGGCATAATGCCGTCGTCAAAGAAAGCCACGGTATCGGCGTAGCTAACCCGGTCTGTATGAGGTTTTTCAGGCCTCACGGACAGGCTAGCAGAACCATCATGAACGTCGTGCGACGTAGGCAGGTAATTCATCGGGTACCGACCGTTCCGCTCGGTACCATGTGGTCATGAGTAATAACCCCTTGCGCGACCTGCTGGCCCTGATGGAGGGGATGGCTGAGGAGCCTTCGCTGTTGGGCTTTTACGGCGCTGTTGACGACTCGCCTCGAGAGGGTCATATTCGGGCGCTTGAGTTGCTGAGTGAAACAATCCGCGCATGTGAAACCATCTCGACAGCAGCCGATGATGTTGTGGCTGATAACGAAGGACTCTTTGAGGTCCTGTGGAGGAAGCTGAATCTTCCGGAATATAATTGGAAACAAACTCGAGCCAATGGGCTTTCTGGTTCGGATCTGATCGCGGCAAAGAACCTGGTCAGGACCTTGGATCATGCTGGTTCACTCCCCACTGTTCTCGGCAGCGAGGAGCTCGAGGGCCTGCGTGTAGCCTTTGAGAAACTGCGCAAGGAGATCGGGCTGATCAGCGAGATCCCGGATGGCCTTCGCAACTACCTCGACTATTTGATCGCTCGGGGACTGGACATCCTTGATGGGGAGGATGTTGACTTGACGGCCCTCAGGTCCTTGTCCTTCGAGGTCTCCGGAGCCAGTCTCCCTGTGACTTCCTTTGTCCCCGAAGAACGTCGCAAAGACTTCTTCGAATGCTTGATCCAGATTAGTCAGACGTGGGGTCGAGACATTTTCACTGGTGCCGCCGGTGGAGTGATCTCCGCAGCGGCAACCGCCGGGCTTCTGGGTTCCTGACATCGTTTCTCTCCTTCACAGGCTTCTTCACTGTTTTCTTGGTGCCCTCCCCGGGCTCGAACCGGGTGTGCCTGCCAGCAGGGCGATTACCGTCACCTAGGTGCGGGTGCGATCAAAAAGGCGGAGCGTCGTTGTACTGTGACTGGACCGGAGCCTGCTGCGCTTGTTGTCCCCATGCCGGCTGAGCCTGTGCTTGTGCTTGGGGTTGGAGGGTGGTGGCAGCCGGAGCCTGCTGCGCCGGAGCCTGCTGTTGCTGTGCGGGCTGTGCGGGAGTGGTGCCGGATTGGATGCGTTCCCAGGCCTGCATGCCGGTCTGCACATCCTGCTGGGTGGGCTCATTCAACATCCAGGGAGCGGACTGGCCTGGTTTCCCGACGCCTTGACCGAGCCTGCCGAGCACAACCTGGTTGATGCGGGACTTCAGCTGGGACTGGAGGAGTTTCGGGAAGACCAACGTGTCGTCATGGACTTCGCCGGCGTTGGGGCCGTCGAGCACCCACACGTTGGCGCGGACCGCATCGGCGGATCCGTAGGAGGTCTGGATGCCGGTCTCGATGGCGGTGGGTTGCAGGATGAGGAGGGCACCGTTGTTGTCGGCCCAGGTGATTCCGTCGGAGGGGGACGGGATGGACGCGAATGGGTTCATCGCGGTCATAGTGATGCTTCTTTCTGTGTGAGTTGTGTTTTCTTGGCTGCGGCTGCAGCGGTCAAGTCGGGTGTCCAGGTGGACTGGTGGTCGAACCAGATTGTGTTGAGCTCATCAACGCTGGTCGCTTTGTCGATGAGGGTTCGGGGGCTGGGGGTGATGAGGGGCTGGAAGGGTCGGAGCCACGTGTCCCGTTTGAGTTTCCGGAATTCACGGACAGCAGCCGCGAGGGAAACGGAGGCCCATCCCCTCTCGATATCAAGCCAGTACACGTCGCATCGGCCTGTACCGGCGGGGAGGTGGACGAGGACAGCAAGGTCGGTGCGGACGTTGAGGTTGTCGCGTGCACCAGTTTCGGCGTGGTAGCGGAGGCTGTTGGCGTAGACGGCGAGCTGCATCGCGAACGTCCCAGTCCCCCAATCAAGCGAGGACCCGGTTTTGAGGTCACCGATATACCGTTGCCCACCCACGTTGTAGACGCGGTCGAACGTGCCACCAATCTGCAGCTCATCGTTGACGACGAACGTTTCGATCTCTTCCGACACCAGCCCGAGCCGTCGGGTTGTGTCCTGGTAGGCGTCGAGGTCGGGCTGCCACTTCCCCATATCGGGCAGAGTTTCGCCTCGGTCGAGCCGTTCGGTGAGGGCGTGGAGTTCGGTCCCGATCGTCGCGCGTTGGGAGGCTCCTGCATGTTCGGCTGCGGCTTCGGCGACCCTGCCGAGGGTTTTCTTATCGTCAGGGTCAGCCGCACGGGCCTGGAGGACGAGGTCGTCTCGTTGAGCCATGCCGATCGCGGTCATGCGAGCCTTCCACTTCATCAAGTTCTCTTTGTCATCAAGAGAACCGACGAAGGTCGTGCACCGCGTGTAGGGGACCGGTTTGCCGCCGTGTGGGGGGATGATCAACGGTCTGCCCCACCTGTCACGTTCAATGTCTTTCCCGGGCCCGGTCTTGTCGCTGATCGGCACGAGGAGCGAACCAGACGGTGCCGGTGCGGATGGTGTGATCGTGGCGGGGGTGATGGGGGTGAGTGACAGGCTGGTCATTTGACTGTCATCCTGGGGCTTCCCTCGGTGGTGAAGGTGTCGAGGATTGCGGGAGCCACATGATCCTTCACTGCGTCACGATCAAGCGCAGTCCAGATTTGCGGGTAGGCGGAAGCGGGGAACGCTGCTTCAACCTTCGCCCAGTCCATGGTCTTGGGACGGGACACGTTCACCTGGTACTCCCCCGCGCTACCTCCGTCGGGGAGCACGTTGAGGATCTGTGCGCGGAGTTCTTTCAGGCGTTTCTGGTCGCGGTCTGCCTGGGCTTTGAGTGCCGCATATTCGGCAACAATCTCATTAATCGGGTTCATTGGTCTTGTTCTTTCTGTTCTTGTTGGCGGATGTAGGTGAGTGCAGCGTTCTTGGTCCGGTGGGGTCGGCATTTGCACCAGCGGGTGGCGTGGCGTTCTTGGGGGCAGCCGGGGGCGGTGGTCCACCATGGGTGGGAAATCGTTCCGCTACCGCCGGTGATCCGGCGGAGGGTCCAATGCTGAAGGACGGTCATTTCTGATCCTGTTCTTGGTTGTCGTTGGCGGCCGCGTGATAAGACGCTGCGAGGCGGAGGTGGGCGAGAGCGAGCCGCACACCAGCCCGTGCAAGAGCGGTCCCAGCTGGCTTGTGGAGTGCTTCGAATGCCTCGTTTTCGTGGCTGTGGGCGCGGTCCCTGAGAGTGGTTTCCATGACTTATTTCCTTCGGCTGATGTGGTAGGCGTAGTAGATGATTCCGGCAGTGATGGTGAAGACGATGACGATGCCTGCGAGATATTCGGCGGTCATGCTGTCTGCTTTGCGTTGAGGATGTCTTCGAGGTCGCTGATGAGTCGGATGGTGTCGAGGCGGTCGAGTCCGAGAAGGAGGGTGACGTGCGGGAAATAGACGTGGATTTCCTGGTCGTCTTTGGCCAGCGTGAAGTTTTCAAAGATCCTGGGCCCTGTCGGGTTCCACCAGGCGTTCACGAGTTCTTCGGCTTCCCCGAGCGAGAGCCCGACCTGATAGTCGGGGCCTTGTGAGGCTGGCCCGTTCGGGGAGAAGATGGTGACGATGCGGGGTGGTCGGTGTTTGATTTCGACGAGTTCCGCGCCGATGTAGTGGCTCATGCTGCTGTCCACCACCAGTCGATAAGCAACGCAGTCGCGACGGAGGCTTCGAGCAGGAGCACCCATTTCAGGACGCTGAACGCCCATGTGGGGATGAGGGTTTTCATGACAGGTTTCCTTCGTTGGAAAAAGAGTGGTTAGAGGTCGTCCCAGGTGCGGGAGGTCATGAACTCTTGGAGGTCGGTGAGGCGGATGCGGACGGCTTTAGGTCCGAGCCTGTAGGCCTGGAGATCGCCGTGCAGGATCCACCTGTCCACCGTCGAGAGGGACACGTCAGCGAGTTCGGCTGCGCGTTGCCTGGTGATCATTTGGAGCTGCTGCTCCTTCACACTGGACATCAGGCTTCATCCTCTAATTCCGAGGATGTGGTGGGTCCCTCTCCCGTAGGGTGGGGATTGCTGGAACCACCTACGGGAGAGGAAGAATCATGGATGTCCCTTACGAGCTTTTGCCCGCTACCGACAAGGCGAGAAACGAATTCAACGAGCGCCTTAAAAATCTGCAGGACGGAGACCTTAACGATGTTGGTTCGACCGTTCGGGAACTTACTCAAATGGTTCGCACGACAATTGAAGCTATCGCCAAGCTTGAGCTTAAGATCCTGACCAATTCGAAGATCATCACCGTCGTTCTCGTGGATGACGGGCAGGCGTACATCACCAACACTGAAACTGGGACCAAAACGGAGGTCTTCGAGGTCCAGGATGGCGCGATCATGTTTGACTTTGAGGGAGGGATCTCGAAGTTCGTCAACATTGCTGACCTTTAGGGCAAGCTCGGTCAAGCCTTCTGGAACACTAATGCTGATGTGTTCGGTATTCATGCGGGTCATGGCTGGACCTCTCTATATAGAGTCACTGGTATGGAATGGATGAACGACCCGGCGTGGTGGGCGCTTGGTGTTGCTGTTGTCGGCACGACTGCCAACGGCGTTTGGAACTGGTTGAACTGGAGCACTAGTCGCCCTCCGGCATATGCGTTGAAGGCTGACTACCGGAAGGCCGGGCTAGATAGAGGAATATTTGTGCTGCGCAACGTGGGCAGGAAACCCATAAGTGGGATTGCCCTTGAAGAGATTGAGAAGCTTCCTGCGCCCGCTCGGACGACTCTGCTACTCCTTGGGAACCAGACGAGTCTTGAACCTGGGGAGTCCGTGTCGTTTCAGGCGAAGGTCGCGTTCCCGGATCGGATTGGGCAGTGGAGACTTGGCGTTCCCCAAAAGATCCTGGTCCGAGTTGACCAGTTGACGGATCCCATAGTTGTAGAGCTGTCAGCGGAGACATGACGTAGATGTGACGAGCATTCCTCTTCATGGGGGCGTTCTTCGCGTGCCACGTATGCCACCACTCGCGAGCCGCTTCGCAGAGGTAGTTCCAAAGCGTGGGCTTCACAAACAGCGCATTCATACGAGTCATGGTCAGATCACCTGTGCGTAGTAGTCGGTCCAGATCTCGTCCATGAGCGGACGGTCAGCCTCGGTGTAGGCGTTGACGTTCTTGATCTGCCCGTTCTTGATCTGGAGCGGGTACTGGTCAGGAGCCTTGCCGTGGCGCAACGTGTAGGCGGCCTTCAATCGTTTTCCGAATGTGCCTGCCACCTTGCGGAGCTGGCTGGTGGAGAGGTTCTTCTGCTCGAGGTATGCCTGGACGTAGAGGGGACGCTTGGCCTGGTCGATGACGGGGTTCTCACCGAGCCCTTCAGCGAGAACGATGCGGGCCCTAGCTTCGAGGTGGTCGGCGTGGATGAGGCCCTTGGCTGCTTGGCAGAGTTCCATCTTCATTTGGGCTTGCCGGATGATCGCGTTCACCTGGTGCTCGGACGCGCGCGGGTTGATGACTCCACCCTCGTGGAAGTATTTGTCGAGGGCGTCAGCGGCTTCGCATTGGTAGGCCTCGAGGAGTTCACGTGCTGCTTCGTTTTTGATGCGGCTGGTTTGGATGGTGGCGAGCCACATCGTGAACGTCCGACGATCCACGAAGGTCATCTGGTAACGCTTCCCGTCGTTTCCAGTTCCATCCTTGATGGACGTGACTGCCCAGGGTTCACGCTTCAGTCGCTTTACTTGCGCATCCGCCTGGATGCCAAGCGATTCGCAGATGGGGCGGACGGCGACGTGGATGCCGTCATCGTTCTTGATCGCGTGGATGTTCGTCCCGTGGAAGGGGACTGCGGTAAGGTGAGACATGAAAGTTGATTCCTTTCGCTAGGACCGTCGCGCTGCTACGCGGCGGTCTTTTCATTTGGGTTACGCCGGCTACGCGGCTCGTAATTGGTGACGAGGTCTCCTTGATCCAGGCCGTAAGCGACTTCGAGAGCGGTCAGCATCGCTGTGGATGCACCTCTAGAGCCGTTTTCGATGGCGCAAAGGGATCCTCGAGAGATCGTGATTTCTGGAGACTTCTCCTCGATGAGCGCACATGCCTCAGCGAGAGAGAGCCCGAGGATGTTCCGGAGCCCCTTAAGAGTGATGACTGGGGGCTGGAGCCTAGCCCGCTTTTCAGTCACGCCTAGTGCTTTTGTTGCCATGCCTAGAATGTACGGCAAACACCTATCCATTGCAAGCAACTTTTAGGCAAACGGCACCAGTTTGCCAATAAAGTGAAGTTACATCCTTGTAATTTCAGGCATAACTAGGCGCGGTGTTTTCCAAATACGTTAGGTGTTTGCCAAAGGTTTTTGAGACTATCTAGGCATGACGGATTATGAAGCTTTAGCCAAGGCAGTAAAGGCCCGCCGAATTGAACTTGGCCTGTCGCAAATCGAGGTCTCACAACGCGGCGGACCCTCAACGACAACCGTCTCCCGCATCGAGCTCGGGCGGCTTCCCAATGTCAGCTCAGACTCTTTGATGAAGCTCGACAACGCTCTCGAATGGTCCCCTGGGTCAAGCGACGCAGTGCTCCAGGGCGGACAGCCCGAGCCGTATCCAATGCATTCGCGGGGTTTTGCGGCATCCGTAGTCAAAGACTCCCAGCGACCCGTCTCGTCCTTCTCGGCGAGCAAGATCGCACTTACCCTTAACCCGGAGATCTTCGACGGCCTAGAACCGGACGAGATGATCGAAGTTCGGTCCTTCGCCGATGCCGCAGCACGCCAACGAGCACGCGAAATTCGCAATTCGAGAATCCATTTAGGCCCCTCCACACTCGGTGAAACTAGACTCCGCGCCCAGGATCGGCTTTATGAGGCTCAGCAGGATGCTGCTAACGAAGAAATGGCGAAGGAAGCGGCAGAGGCCGGCTTTGACAACATCCATGACTACCAAGACGCGGTTGCTGACTATGACGATCTTGCACAGGCGAAGCTCGCCCAGGCCTTGCAGTCCGACTACATGCCGGCAGCTAGTCCGCACACCCAGCCGGACCCCCACAACGACGTAGGGGAGTGAAAGAAAGGAATCAGCTCAATGGAGCCAATCATATTAATTGGGTTAATCACCCTATTCGTCTGGTGGCGCCGAAAGAAGAAGGCGCAAAAACCGGAAATTGGATCCTTGTCCCCTTCAAATAGGGGAACTAGTGGCCGAGCAACGGACAACAAAACTAATGGTGACCATCGTCCTCCGCAGCCGACGCCGCAACGACGACAAATCTGGGGACGTCTCAGTGATCAGATCGAAGTAGAGGGCGAGTTCGCTCGCCCGGACAGCTTCAAAGCTCTCCTCGGCGACGAGCTTGGCTTCCGAACCCAGTCGGGTGCAGATCGAGCGGTGAATCTGCAGCTCGTACCCGATCCGACCAACCCGTATGGTGCCAACGCCGTGGCCGTATGGTGTGAAGGCTGGCACGTCGGCTACGTGCCCTCCGGGAAATCAGCAGAGCTCCAACCCGTTATCGAGAACATAGGAATGAGTCTCGAAGTCCCAGGCCGTATTTGGGCCCGACTCGACGGGTCTAAGGTTCGCGCCCGCGCGTACTTCCACATCAATGCGACGAGCGAACTGAACGCCCATGGGAACCCTCCCACGGATAGAGAAGCACTGCTTCCGGACGGTGCCCGGATGCAGGTTATTGGTGAAGAAAACTTCACCGACATCCTGGCCCCTCATGTGCCAGATAGCGGCGAGATAATGGCCTGGTTGAGACTGAAGATCGATTACGATTTCCGCCCTAACTCGGCAAAGAAGCGTGTCAACGTCTTTCTCGATGAGGAGCAGATCGGCTGGCTGTCTGACGTCCAGTCGGCCAATATGCTGCCCTTAGTCGAGTACGTCAACGAACGTGGCAAGGTCGCAGTTGCGAAAGGCGTGATAGGCGGCTCCCCACTCAAAGCAGAAGCCGTTCTCTATGTTGCACGTGCCGCAGACGTGACCCGTGACTGGCTCGACTCCCAGGGAGAACCAACGGCGGTTGAGTCCGTCAAGCGCCGCGAATTCGAATGGGACGACGATGAATGACATGCCGGCGGCGTCCCCGCATGCACAGCCAAGCGCCGACGGTGGGAAGGGTTGAGATGGGGGATCGTAAAGCGAAGGGTTGGTCAAAGAGCTCCGTCAAGAAGGCTGGTTCTCGTATTAGGGCGTACCAGCGGGGTGACTGCGATGAAGAAACGTACAACCAAGCCCTTGATACCGTAAGCGCCTACCGGAGGTCATTCTCTCCGGGTCTCACTCGTATCAACATGGGACTGCGGTCTTTCCTCTCCACGCTTGGCTTGACCGGGAAAGTTGCTCAACGCCTTAAGCGTGAGGAAACGATCATCGAGAAGCTGTCCTCGAGGGAAGCTCGTCTGGACTTCTCGCGCATGAGGGATATTGGTGGATGTCGCGTGATTCTTGGGTCAGAGCATGGCATCAGCGATCTGTATCGATTGAGAGATTGGATCGTCTCAACTTGGGGACCCGATGTGCAGGTGATCGACTACATCGAGCAGCCTCGCGTTTCCGGGTATCGAGCTATTCATATCGCGCCCCAATTCGATGGGTTGGTTTATGAGGTGCAATTGAGAACCGCGATCATGCACCAGTGGGCGCAGGCTACAGAAAGGTACTCCTCTCTCACTGGGTTCAATTACTAGAGCGACGGCACTACACAAATACACCAAAGATTCAAAGACATATCCGACAAGCTTGCCGAAATCGAGGCGCAAGAGGACCTGTCTCGCGACCTTGTCGAGGCCTTGGTAGAACTTCTTTCGGGACTTTCTGTAGACTAGACGGTTCGCTACGGTGCGGTACAATTTGCTTATTAGGAGGGGTGAACATGATGAAAAATCCGGCAGAATCTCCCATTCTCCATTTCCTTTTTGTCTACGACAGAGAAAACGACAGCGTTGATATGACGGAATTCGGGGAGGACTCAGAGCGCGCTTTGGACGCTTACGCTGAAGCGGAGCGAAAGTATCGCCATCGAAAGTCTTTCGACATCGTTCTTATTGGATCCGATTCCCTTGAATCCGTTCGGGAGACTCATTCGACCTATTTCAAGAGCGAGGCACACAGCTCCATCGACAGCGTTCTGAACGAACTGGTACGGATGGAACTAAATCACTCAGCGCAATAGACCAGGAACTTCGCGGGGCCGGGCCGATTGGTCCGGCCCCGCGTATATCCTCGAGTTCGTGACTGAATCTGATCTCATCGCCGCTCTCGAGGATGCGGGTGTGCATGTCGTGTTCCTGCCGTGGCCGTTGCCGGGTGCGTATTGGCACGCTCAGCGGCTCATCATCGTGGATGCACGTCTCTCCCCTACATGGCAGCGGTGCACGCTGGCTCATGAGGCGGTGCATGCCTGGTATGGGCATGATGGGCCGTGTGAGCCGGCTCGTGAGGCGTGGGTGGATGAACATGCTGCAGGACTACTCGTGAGCGAAGCCGAGTATCGCCTGGCTGAGCGGATCCACGGCACTAACATCCACGGTATTGCGGATGAGCTCGACGTGACAGACTGGATTGTGGAAGCATTCCAGCGGACGCTACGGCGTGTAGCGTAGGTGTTTTTGTCTGCCAGTAGTGAACAAAACTGCTAGGGGTACGTTGGGGGTACAGTCACCACTGCCGGAGGGCGGTTTCCCGCATGATACCAACGAGGAGCGGTGACTCCCCCATCCTCCGCCATTTTCCGCGATCTATCAATCCATTGATAGATCGCGGAAAATCTTTTGATCTGTAGCAACTTAGTTTTGAACGTATAGCACGGCGTATAGATCATTTCGTGTCGGTTTTGACTACCCTCCTCGCTCAATACTCGATGGTTCAGTCGGGCAACCAACCGATACGGCAACAGGAGCCGGGCTAAGAAAAACTACGTCGCTTCGAAATTCCTACTTGTCCACAGAACTAGCACTCCACTAAGCAATCTAAGAACATCCAGATCCAAGGGACCAAACTCCTATCAAATGAGAATATGAGTTCGTGTCTTGCTCGGAGTGCGGAAGCATTACTGCCACCAGGAAAGTGCTGACGCCACCACAAGACCGCAACGATGCGGGCTGGATTAGGAAAAACACAACATCGTGGAACAACTAGATATTTTGGTCAAAGAAGCTCGGGATTTAGACCGACTAGGAAGAACAATTCGTTTCATACCATTCGTAAAGGCTCAACCAACTCCCTCGCTAAAACACGAAGAGACTGTTTGCGTCGCTGGGGTGGCACTCAACCCCTACGATGGGTACGTCTTTATCCGATTCGATTGTCTGTTTTCCGAGATGAACGGTCCTTTAAACGGTTGCGTCCCTTAGTGTGGTGTAACGCTTTCTGATGGTGGGCCTTGGGAAATATTGGGGCGGCCACCGTCAGTAACCTTTCGACTCAACTACCACATCTCACCGAAAGGCACGTAACGATGACCGCTGCTCCGCATTCTATCGACCCTGCAACCTATCTGGACGATCTGCTGGCACAGGCTTCCCCGGATCTGATGCGTCAGATGCTGCAAGGGTTTATCAACCAGATCCTCTCCGCCCAGGCTGATACCGTCTGCGGGGCTGAATACGGCGTCGCTTCTGCTGAGCGGGTCAACCACCGTAACGGGTACCGTCACCGAGACCTCGACACCCGGGTCGGCACGATCGATGTGGCGGTACCGAAGCTGCGCCACGGCGCGTTCTTCCCGGACTGGCTGTTAGAGCGACGTTCACGGGCCGAACGAGCCTTATCGACTGTGATCGCGACCTGCTACCTCAAAGGGGTTTCCACCCGTAGGATGAATGACCTGGTGGCAACACTTGGGATTTCCAACATGTCGAAATCCCAAGTATCGCGCATGTCGGAAGAACTCGACGAGATGGTCGCAGACTTCAAAAACCGCCCACTCGATCCCGGCGGGTACGCCTACCTGTCCTGCGACGCATTGACGATCAAAGTGCGCGAAGGCGGCCGGGTGGTCAAATGCTCCGTACTTTTGGCCACCGGTGTTAACGCTGACGGGTACCGCGAAATGCTCGGCATACATGTCGCCACTGCGGAATCCAACGCATCGTGGAAAGGCTTCTTCCAGGACTTAAAAGCCCGCGGGCTTTGTGGTGTCTTCCTTATAACCAGTGACGCCCACGAAGGCATCCAGCACGCCATTTCTGAAGTGCTGCCTGATGCGTCGTGGCAGCGGTGCCGCACCCACTTCGCGAAAAACCTCTACGAAAAGGTCCCGAAGACACAGTGGCCGATGGTCTCTGCGATGTTCCAGACCATCTTCCAGCAACCCGATGCCTCATCTACTTGGGGACAAGCCCGGGAGGTCGTCGACTTGTTGGAGCCGAAATTCCCGCAGGTTGCGGCCTATCTGGAGGAGTCGCTTGATGAGGTGTTGGCGTTTACCGCAGCGCCGAAACCAGTCTGGACGAAGGTGTGGTCGAACAACCCCACCGAGCGGTTAAACAGGGAGATCCGCCGGCGCACCGATGTCGTGGGCATCTTCCCGAACCGCGAATCCATCATCCGGCTTGTCGGTGCGGTTCTTGCCGAGCAACACGACGATTGGATCCAACAAAAGCGCTACATGTCACTGTCCGCACTCGAACACACCAAACACCTCATGCACCACCCAGGAGGTGATCATGGCGACCAACACCAGCTAACCGCCTAA